AAAGCAGAATTCGAGAAAGTTAGTGAATTGAATGCAAAACTAAAATAGACTTAAAATGCTATCAACCCAATATCGCTTGCGACTTGAAAAAGTATGCAAACTTATTGCTCAAGGAAAAGAAGTAGATTTGACAGAGATGATATGGGCACAGAAATTAGCACAAAAGCATACTACTGCTGCGACATGGATGCGACAAGCACGTCAGCGAGCAGCAAATCCTGATATAAAGGATGGTGGCACAGACGATTTTCTGAATAGGATGGGATTAGGCGAACCCGACCCATCTGACCAGAGGACAGGGTTCGACAGTGCCGATGATATTGGTGACTGGTTTAACCGCAAAAAACCTGACGATTGGAGACAACGTGACTAAAACTGTAGAAAACTACGAGCAACTAATTCAGCGTTTTACTAAACGCACAATGCAACTCTCAGCAAGAAATTCAGAGTTGAAGGCAGCATATGATGAATATGTTAAAAACGAAAATGACCTAAAACGTTTAGAAGGGTCAATGCAAGCAATAGAATATGTTGCTTATGGTAAGATGCCTGGCGATGGAAATCATGATAAGTTTAAAGACCATAGACCAAATATTCCCGAAAGATATTAATGTTAGCATTTCTATTCACAGCAGCAGGATTTCTTAACCTGTTGTTTTACATCTTTGCAATCGGTTTTGTAATCTCATTACTGTTAGAGCAGTATCTTAAAGTCAGACCTTTATCTCCTGACACGACAATGAATGAGAGAAACATGTTTATTGTGCAAAGTAATAGAAAGTATTGTTGGCGACAAGCATGGATAACCAACATTTACTGGTTTTTGTGTAATGTAGGTTTATATGTTATATCAAGGAATATGGCAACACCGACAGATAATTTTTGGAACGGAATATGATTTTCTGGATTGGATTTACCCTCATGGTCTTAAATGAGGGTTTTGTTATGATGAGGCATGTATCTCCTTTCTTTGATAACCTAAGAAAGAAGGTAATTAAGAATTTGGGCGAGAATCGGTGGTATCGTCTTCATGGCACTCTAGATTACACTTGGATAGCTCTCGTAACACTAGGATTAATAATAAACTCCTACAGATTAATGCACTTGCTTTTTGTGATTGCATTCTGGGTGTTGTCTTATTGTATTTTTTACTTACCAAGGAAACTTAATAACCGCCATAACCTCCATAACCACCACTAGACCCACTACTTCCACTACTTCCGCTACTTCCACTGCTACTGCTACTGGAAGATGAAGAAGACGACTCTGACGCTGTTTCTGTAATCGCTGTATTACTGGAAGCAGCGTTTCCTGTTGATGATACCTGAGTTTCAGTAGTTGTTACTGTTGTGCTACCATCTGCAAGTTGCTGTCCTTCCTCAATAGTTGCACCTGAGGTATCAACCGTAATATTTCCAAAGTCTTGTTGGACTGCAAAGTCGACAGATGGGGTTTGACCGATATTTGTGGAATATGTAGGTTTGACAGGTATAAAGTTTTCTTTGATAGCATCTGTAGTTTTCTTGAAACCTGTATTATCGTCAACTTCTCTAGAATCCTCATATTGCACAAGTGTCTGGAATTCTTCTAAGAATGTAGTTAAGAATGGTCTGCGTAATATGTAAATATTGCGTTTGTAGTCATTTTGCTTTGCCTCATACTCATAATTTGTAATTGGTTGAATCAACTCTGATGGAGGGACTACTGTGCCATCGGGACGTCTATATGTGAAATTATGTGGCACTGTTAGACCTTCTCTCAATATAACATTACCATGTCCATCTTTTACTTCCATAGATTCATGGTGATGTATTCCTTCTGCTGAGGGATACTTACTAACGCAATACTTATATAATTCATCCTCAGTCATAGGCCACTCATCATATAAGTTGATAATATTGTTTGTCATCATGATAACCCAATCATATTCTGGGTCACCATAAAATTTCTGACTTACGGAATCAGGTCTTTCGTTGTTTCCTATAGTATATTGAGTAAAACCAGTAATAAAACCTTCAACATCGTCTCTTATCTTAACTCTACGGAATAGATTTTTTACCAATACATATGGGTCAACGTTATTCTGACGGTAAGTTGATGTCCTTACATATACATTGGGTAAATATGAAAAATAATTACTCATGATTTTTCTCCTCTAGTATTGTATCCATAACTCTGACGAGTAAGTAGAGATGTTTCTTTGAATGATAAACTCATATTATATGCTACAGGACCGAAGTCATATGTGCTATTCAAGGGGTCATTTGTCTTAAGGGACGCATACGGTCCGTATGGTGATAAATCCACTTCCATGTTAGACAATACCATTTTGGATGGGAATTGCATCAATTTCTGTAAGACACCCTTATTTGTTGACCCACCAGTGGCAGGATATAAGGTCTCATTCTCTTCACTAGACACAAGTCTTACTATTTCAATTTTGAAGTAATCGGGTATAGTCAACCACATACTGTCATCCTTACCTGGTAACATAGCAACACGAAATGTCTCTATTATATTAAGGACAGTCTCTACATCAGATGAATTCTTAGGTGCAAACAAGAAATCAAACTTATGGTCTCTAAACTCTACACCTTGAAATATAGTCTCTTCATATGGGTTAAATACCTTTCCTGTAGTTAACGCTGCTAAGTCATTTGAGTTTAATTGACCGCCACCACCAAATTTCAGCACTTTGTTGATAACATCAGCACCTATCCCAAACCCTGCTACAGATTTTCCAGACTCTGCCATTTTCTTGACAGTATCACCAAAAGAGTCTCCAATACCACCTGATGCTATAGCTTCTGATGCTGCTCCGACTGCACCTACACCCAAAGGTCCTAACTTTACACCGTTATATTTTGCTTGATATCCTTCTCTGAGTTTATTTGGAAGATATAGATATACACTCTTCTTTACCTTATCGTTGTTTGCTAAATTCTTTTTAGAGTTATTATAACTACTATTATTACCCTCTTTAGGGTCATAAATAGTTATCTTAAGGTAGTCGACTACCTCAGTCCCATTTGCCTTATCTCTTGATATTGCATCTTGTGCTGATGATGAGTTAGCACCATAGGGCTTACTACGAGGGAACACAAGGGTTTCTCCTCCTCCCCCCATCTTTGCTCCATACGGATTTGCCCAAGTACCTAATGCCATTTTGTTATTTATGTCTTATTCGGGAAAATACAAACCAACCAATAGATTCAAATACAAAGGAGACCCGACTAACATTATTTATAGGAGTTTATGGGAAAGGAAGTTTATGGTCTGGTGCGACAAGAACGAAAACGTAATAGAGTGGGGAAGTGAAGAAATCGTTATACCTTATATCAGTCCTGTCGATAGGCGGGTTCATCGCTATTTCCCAGACTTTTATGTCAGAGCAAGGACTAAAACTGGGAGGACAGAGAAGTTTGTTATTGAGGTCAAGCCTCATAAGCAGACGTCACCTCCCAAAAAACAACGCAGAGTTACAAAGAAATATCTAACAGAAGTTAAGACATACTGTGTAAACGAGGCAAAATGGAAAGCAGCGATTGAGTATTGTAAAGACCGTCGTATGCAATTCAAGATACTTACAGAGCACGAGTTAAAAGTATGAGTATTTTCTCAGAAATAAAAGATGCCACAAAAGGGCAGTATAAGACTAAAGAGTGGTATCGTGCACGACTGGTAGATAGACTTCAACCGTTTAGTGGAATACTTGGGGTAGGTGATATTATATTTTATCAGTATGCAGCACAGACAGAATTACTACCTTTCTTTGATACATATCCTATGACACTCGTTAGTGATGTAGATTTCAATAAAAGGCAGTTTTCTGGTGGAAATTTACATTATTTACGTCCATCAGTCAGACAGGGAGTAGCATCTTCGTGGTCATCAGGCACACAAGCATTTCCTAAGCGATGTTACCATAAATACTTCATGTCAAGTGCTACGAATATGTACATAGTCCCTAAAGAAGAGCTAAAAAACTTTACACCATTACCAGTTGAGCAGTTTGTTAGGGATGTCATGGGTAGATATGTCGAGATTCCCAGTAGTTTTATATGGAGTAGACTCTAATGTCAGCTAATTCATTTGCTCGTTTTAAGGATATAGTCGGGTCTGGATATAAAACCCCAGCTAAGTCTAATCTTTTTGAAGTTAGAATTCCTATACCACCGTCTGTATTGCTAAAAGAAACAACCTTTGGCACTTCTAGAAGCACTGTGGAGCATGCTGATGCTATGAATTACCTTGCGGGTAGTGTAACTGTGCCTGGCAGAAGAGTAACAACAAGTGAAGTAAGAGATATTGGTGTATCTCGTAAATTTGCCACTAACACAGCATTTGGAGATTTACAGGTAGAATTTATAGTAACCAGAGACCAATATCATCGTGATTTCTTTGAGACTTGGATGCAGAGCACAGCATCAGATTCAGAAAATAGAGTAGGATTATATGAAGAGTATACATCTACAATATCAGTCCTTAAATGGGAAAATGGGTCAAATATAGTCTATGAAGACCCAAGTGGCAAGTATAAAGGCACAAGATTAAATCGCTCATCTGCTGTATGGCAAATGTATGGTGCATTCCCATATGACATGTCAGAGCA